ATCTTTAATAGATGATTTAACACCTTATGGAAAATTTTTACAAGAGGGTGGTCAGTTATCTTTTGAAGAGTTTCAAAAAATGAAATCTATACCACAATCAGATAGACCAATTACAGGCAGCATTGATATTCCTGAAATGGATGGAACAATGATGGCAGCCGAAGGCGGTCGTGTTAATTTTGGTGAAGGTTCCCCGGACCCTGATTTTTTAAACGCAATCTCTGCTGCAAGAGACAATGATAATATACCCATTGGAGACAAAACATTTTTAGGAATGAAACTAGCAGACAACCCACTTCAAAAATTTAACGAAATGATAGACCCAAGAGCCTACCCATACTACGGACAAAAAATTGTTGAAGGAGCAAGTAGAATACCAGAGTATGCAGTTAGAACTGTACCTGCATTAGCTTCGTTAGGAAGCGAGACTGTTGCTAATTTAGTTGCTGATAGATATCCAGAAGGAAAAGTTGAAAGATTTATAGATAGAATATCGCCAAAAATTACAAACAAAGCACAAGAAGCTATTGGTTTAACAAAATTAATTGAAGATACAGAAAAAAATAGAACTGGAGCACAGAAACAATATGGAGAAGGACTTGAGTTTCTTGCAGAAGTTCCAGGACCAGCAACACCAATAGGTTTTTTACTTAAAACACCTAAATACATTAGACAGCTTAGAGGACTTACAGGATCTGCCACAGCTGCAAAAGAACTTGAAAATAAAATTCAAGAAAAAGTTGCCGTGGACCAAAGTCGAAGAGACTTTAACATGATGCTTGGAGCAGGTGGTGTGATGGCAGTAGTAAGAGCTTTAGGTCTAGATAAACTTGTATCTGTGGGAAGCAAAGTAGCACAAAAAACTACACCTATAGTAACTCCAGGTGGTACACCACAATACTTCTTTGACTTTGTAAATTTAATAAAAAGTAAAGGAGACGATATATCGGAAAAAGCTGCAACAATTGAAAGACAAAAAGTTTATGACTACAAAGGATATGAATTAACTGAAGATTTAACTACTGGAGAAAAAAGTATAAAAATAGCAGACGAAGACATGGGAAAAGGATCAGAAATGACATTTAAACCAGGAGAAGACATTGTTGATGAAAAAACTGGTAAAAGTGTAAAATCTTTAGATGAGTATGAAGAATATAGTTATAATCCAGATGCAAGTAATCCAGGTAAATTTGATAGCCAAGAAGGTATGGACGATATGGATGAAATTTTAGAACTACTTAGAAAAGATGGTAAAAAATATTCAAAAGAAGAATTATTAGAAATGGGCATAGATGCAGATGCACTTGGTAATTATCCAACAGGTGCAGGTAGTATACCTGAGGGTCGTGCTGGTGAGGCTAATCCTTTTAAACCTAAAAAAGCAGGTGGCGGTATTATGAAACTAGCTGGAGATGATTCAGGAATTCCTCCAAAATCAGGTCCTAATTCTAAAGGTGTAAATTCTGAGGGCTTGGCTTTAATATTAAAACGTGGTAGAAAATAATAGGAGTATAAATGGCAGAGATAGATAAATCACTCCCCAACAGTATCAGAACGTCCGTTGAGATAGAAGGGCCGGATGTAGAGGTTGAGGAAAAAAAAGAACAACAACCCGATCAACCAATAGAAGTCACATCCATGGACGATGGTGGTGTTGAATTAAATTTTGAGCCAGGAAAAGTAAATATTCCAGGCACAGAAAATCACTACGACAATTTAGCAGAATTATTACCAGAAGATATTTTAGATCCTATCGGATTAAAGATGAGAGCAGATTATGCAGAGTATAAAACATCTAGAAAAGAGTGGGAACGATCGTATATTGAAGGATTAGATTTATTAGGTTTTAAATACAACAATAGAAACGAACCTTTTCAAGGTGCATCAGGTGCAACACATCCTGTGTTGGCAGAAGCTGTTACACAATTTCAAGCTGGAGCTTATAAAGAATTATTGCCTGCTGAAGGACCAGTAAGAGCACAAATTTTAGGTAAAGTTGACCAAGCAAAAGAACAACAAGCTCAACGTGTTAAAAATTTTATGAATTATCAAATCATGGAAAAGATGGAAGAGTATGAGGCAGAGTTTGATCAAATGTTATTTTATTTACCGCTGTCAGGATCTGCGTTTAAAAAAGTTTATTACGATGCGTTATTACAAAGAGCTGTATCTAAATTTGTACCAGCAGATGATTTAGTTGTACCATATACTGCAACATCATTAGATGATGCAGAAGCTATTATGCATGTAATTAAAATATCCGAAAACGATTTAAGAAAACAACAAGTTGCTGGTTTTTATTCTGACATAGAATTACAACCACCTACAAAAGTAGAAGACAAAGTTACAGACAAACAAAGAGATTTAGAAGGCACTAAAGGGACAGGCAGACAAGAAACTATTTACACATTATTAGAATGCCATGTTAATTTAGATTTAGAAGGCTTTGAAGATGTTGGTCAAGAAAACCAACCAACAGGAATAAAATTACCTTACATCGTAACAATCGAGGAAGGTAGTGGAAAAGTTCTTTCTATTAGAAGGAATTTTGCACCAGAAGATCCAACGAAAAATAAAGTTCAATATTTTGTCCACTTCAAATTTCTGCCAGGACTTGGATTTTACGGACTTGGATTAATCCATATGATTGGCGGATTAAGTAGAACGGCAACGTCTGCTCTCCGTCAATTGTTGGATGCAGGAACATTATCTAATCTACCCGCAGGTTTTAAACAAAGAGGTGTAAGAGTTAGAGACGAAGCAGCACCAATACAGCCAGGTGAATTTAAAGATGTAGATGCACCAGGTGGATCATTAAGAGATGCATTTTATCCTTTACCATACAAAGAACCATCTCAAACATTATTACAATTAATGGGTATCGTAGTTCAAGCAGGACAAAGATTTGCTGCAATAGCTGATATGCAAGTTGGTGACGGAAATCAACAAGCCGCAGTTGGAACTACAGTTGCGTTATTAGAACGTGGATCTAGAGTTATGTCTTCAATACATAAAAGATTATATGCTGGGTTAAAAAGAGAATTTAAATTATTATCAAATGTATTTAAAAGTTATTTACCACCAGAATATCCTTATGATGTTGTAGGTGCACAACGTGTAATTAAACAAACAGATTTTGATGATAGAGTAGATATTTTACCTGTTGCAGATCCAAACATATTTTCAATGACACAAAGAATATCTTTAGCTCAAACAGAATTACAATTAGCTACGTCTAACCCACAAATACATAATTTAAATGCAGTGTATAGAAACATGTACGAGGCACTTGGTGTAAAAGATATTGATCAAATATTACCACCCCCTGCTCCAAAAGCACCAAAAGATCCTGCACTAGAACACATTGATGCATTAGCAGGTAAACCTTTTCAAGCATACAGAGGACAAGACCATACTGCACATATAACAGCGCACTTAAATTTTATGGCAACTAATTTAGTTAGAAACAATCCGCCTGTAATGGCTGCAATGCATAAAAATATTTTAGAACATATAAGTTTAATGGCTCAAGAACAGATTGAATTAGAGTTTGCGGACATGATGCAACAAGCACAAATAATACAACAACAAGCAAAAATGAATCCACAAAATATGCAAGCTCAACAACAGCTACAAAAAATGAATATGGACATGGAAGCTAGAAAAGCAGTGTTGATTGCAGAATCTATGGCTGATTTTATGAAGGAAGAAAAAGAAATTACGTCTCAATTTGACTCTGACCCTCTATTAAAACTAAAATCTAGAGAAGTTGACCTTAGAGCAATGGAAAATCAACGTAAAGCAGAAGCAGATGAAGAAAAATTTAACATTGATAGAGCAAAATTAGTGCAAGCTAAAGAAATTAGCGATGATAAGCTAGAACAGAACGAAGATTTAGCAGAATTACGTTCTCAAACGTCAATTGTTAAACAACAGATGTCAAATAGCTTTAAAAAAGACTCAAAATAAGATAACAATACAAATAGGAGATAAAAATATGATGAATTATAAAAAATCTAAACCAGTTAAGATAGAAGAAGGTAAAGTTATTACTGATCCAAGATCTGAAACTAGTATTAGAGGCAAAAGTGCTTTATCAACAGGTAATAAAAACCCTGTTAAAGGATCTGGCGCTGCTAGAAAACAAAAAGACGTAACCTGGTACTAATATGGCTTGGTTTAG